GCGGACATGGTTCTTCAGCGCATGAGTGATCTTTACGGATCAGCATTCACGAAAAACTTTGAGGTTTATGCGGATGAAGAACTTCGCCAATTGGCATGCACAGTCCTAAATGGCCTAACCCCAGCAGATATCGCACGTGGCTTAGCGCGCATGAACTCTGAGGAGTGGTGCCCGAAGAATTTACCGACATTCCGCAGCTGGTGTGAACAGGGCGGTGATTGGTGGACTGCTGATATGGCTTGGGCAAAAGCAATGCAGTTTGAATCAGATCCACAAACGAAGATCACCACACTGACCAAGCGTGTACTTGATGAGGTTCGCCATGTGTTGACCGCAGAGGGGCAGAAATCAGCTCACTTCGCTTTCAAAGATATTTATGTGGATTACCTACGCCGTGCTAAGGCAAAGGGTATGACGCAAGAAATGTGGGTGAAGCCTAAGGCTCCAAAGCAGCTCGATAACCATGATCGAAATCGTAGTTGTGTTCCTTGCCCACCTGAATTATTGGCGACATTGGGGAAGACTTATAATCGTGTTGGGGGTGAAGTGTGAAGCAGCAGAAATTCAGTACAAAACAAGCCGTGAAACAAGGCGAACGCATGGTGCTGGTTTTAAAGAAAATTATTCAGAAGTCTGGACGAACCAGTTTGAAAGAAGTTACCGAATGGATGGAAATATCACCACGTAATGCCAATGTTTTTGTAAATCAGCTTTTAGCAGAAGGGTATTTGGAGACAAACAGCAAGAGCCCTATGAGTCTTAAGGCTACCGAAAAGGCCAAACAGTTATTTGAGGTGCAGCCATGAACTTAATCGAAAAATTGGGATTACCTATGGCTGAGGCGATAGCTTCATGCTTACTAACAACAGCTAAGAGTCCTGAATATTTTTGCTTGGATCCGAAACAGTATTTCTGTGTGGTGGATGGGGTGGTTTGTTTTTATCACGATAAGGAGCAGCAATTTTTGGAATACAAGCCATTAGCTGAATGTGATTTTGAATATGTATCTATTGCAGACCTCCGCAAAGCCATCGCCGACCACGACCGAACCGACCATGTAACAGATATTCGCAATCACATTAGCCCCAATACGAGAGTTTCGGAGGCGCATGTGAATGAAGCATATAAATTAAATAGATTGGGGTGAACGATGAAAGCAGGCGACCGCGTAAAAGTAGATTTTATTGGTGAATCCGCAACGATTTACTCAGGCAAGCGATTCACAGGTTATGGCGTATTGGATCGTGTTGAAGATGGGCGTGTATTTGGACGCTTGGATGATGGAACACCTTTCATGTGTTTGTGTGCTGATGTAGAGGTGATTGAGAAATGACACAACTGCACCAGTGTTGCGTAGACACAATTACAAAGGCTGATGCGATCGGCTTTACATCATTTGGCTGTAAGCAATGCCATCGGAACTTTGAAATTCTTCCAGAACAAACTGAGCAACAAGAAACGCCCACGGCGATCCTACAAGAGACCTGTGACCATGATTGGGAGGATGTGACCTCACACGGTGAAGATGAACAACATTTGGTTTGCACCTATTGCGGAAAAGAAAAAACACGTCCACTACCAGCACAATGGAGTCCAAAAATTGACTAAGTATCTCATTGGCATCGATACGGGTGTGAACACAGGTTACGCCGTGGCACAAGACAATGGAAATGGCGGTGAATTATTTGAGGTTACATCCTTGACGATTACTCAGGCCATGAATCGAACGCTTGAGTTTGTTGTGCACTATGGAAAAGAAAACGTTTGTTTATTCATTGAAGATGCTCGGAAGCGCACCTGGTTTACTGGTGGTCGTGAGAAAGCCCAAGGTGTTGGATCAGTAAAACGTGATGCTCAGATTTGGGAAGATTGGTGTAAAGAGCAAGAGTTGAATTACTTAATGATTCATCCAGCAGCCAATGCAACCAAAACAAAGGCTGACGTATTTAAAAAGCGCACCGGGTGGATTGAATGTACGAATGAGCATGCGCGTGATGCAGCTATGTTGGTTTTTAAAAGATTTGCGAAGTTTTGAGGGAAATAGGATGAATGCAGTGACAGAAATTAAGCCAACAATTCGAATGATGCAGAATGAACTTGAGCAGTGGGGGAAATGGGCGAGAAATTCTCACTACAATCCGAGCGAGTTGAGTTACCAATCGCCGTCACTGGGGCTGATGCGTTTAAAGCAGGGGCAAAAGACTGCAGGTGTGAAGGTGGTGCTTGATGATGATGCTTTGATTGCTATTGATCATTTGGTGACGCAGTTGAAGTTTTCACGACCTGATTTGTTTCAGTGGATTGAGTTTCATTATTTGAAGGGGATTCCAGTGTCAGTGTTGGCAAGTAAGACACATGTGGATCGCCGTAATATTGATAAGTATTTGCTTGCTGCAGAAACATGGTTAGATAGTAGAATTGACGTAATTCTTTTAATGTTAAAAAAGGACTCCTGAGAGTCCTTACACATTGTAAATGATTTTGTAAAAGCTATAACCAGTCTGGGTTAAAAGTAATATTGCTAAAATTAAAAAACCAATCATTAGGCTAAAAGAATAAGCTGAATAAACAGTTTGGAATAGTAATAGAACCAAAAAACCAAAAATAGTTACGATTAAAAATACCAAACTAGTCAAGAATGCTATTCTTAAAAATTTAGGATAATGGCCAGTTAACCTCATATTAACAATAAGAGTTTTATCCATTAAAGCTGTTAATACGGCAATAGCAGTTAATAGAAATCCTAGCAATGTTGCAGATATTGAAGCAGTAAATTTAGCGATCTCAAATTGCGATGTTTGGGTGTTAGTTTCAGCAAAGCTAAACGGTGCGTATTCATAAAAGATGTAAGCACTTACAAAGGGAAGAGCTAAACAAAAAATGAATTTAAGCAATACGTTTACTACCGACTGTTCCGAAGTATTCATTTAGAGCTCCATGATTATCTGTGTACACATTATCAATTAAATCAAACATAGATTCAGGAAGAGCATAACCTCTGTCCGTCGTAATTTGTCGTCTATCAGACAATCTTTGGGCAATAAGATCTATTGGGTGTACAAAACCATGTTCATCTTCAACAACAGCTACAGCTTTTTCAGCATCATAATTCACTAAATCAACAAGAGTGCTTTTAAGATTGCTAAGGGTACCTTTTTTGTTACTTCTCAAATCAATTGCAAGCGTGAGATTAAAACGATCAGCATTAGAATTTCTCATTAATTGCATTATAGTTTGTGTTTGATTGTTTGAATCATAGAGATCTGGATTTGTTGGTCTTGCAATAGTTGCGATAATTTTTTTCAGCTGGTTGCTATCTTTCATTAACTCCTTTACAGCATCAGCTTGAATAATTGGCTCCACAGTGACTTGAGTATTTGATAAGTTTTTAAGAAATTCAGCGAATCTAGTTGGTAAACTTCCATAGCCATTTACATGCCAGATTAGTAGATTGAAATCTGGATAGTAAATAAAGAAATTTGACTCAATTAAGGCTTCTCCAGGTTTTAAACTCACTGGCAAGCCGATAGAACCAGGCGTACCTACCTCAGGAAACTTATCTTGTCTAAATTTTCTGAAAATTCCTGTAATAGATTTATAAGGTTTACTTCTTTCGGTCAGGCTATATATTTCTCTAGTATACCCTTGACTTTCATGGCAATTGGAAAATTGCTGGTTTATAATTTTTGTGAAAATATCAGTTGCTGATGTAATTTCATCTTTAGTTGAAATGTTAAGTTGATAAAAATCAAACTTTACCCACGAAGTTTTCATTATAAGCCCCATTATTACTATGAATAAAAAACAATCAATTAAAACACTTGAATTGCGCGCAGTAAACTAATATATTTATGTTATAAGTGACCAAAGTGTAGTTAATTAACTTGGTTGATTTAAAAGCTCATCGTTCGATGGGCTTTTTATTTTTCATCTGTATAATAATTATTCATTTTTATAACAAGGAATAATTATGCCTTTTGCAGATTTAATGAATGATGACGTATCTATTTTTGATGGGAAAGGAAATTTAATTAAAGAAAATATTAAATCTAGTGTTCAGGGTGGAAAAGCGGTTCATACACTGGGTGCTGACTTTCCAGTTGAAATTGGATATTTTGTAGAGCGGAAAACACCAAGTGGTGTGATTGAGCGTTACAAGGTTTTAGAACCTAATTACTATGGAAATTTTCATGGTATCCCTGCTCATTATCAAATGAAAGTTGTAAACGTTAATGCAATACCAGATCCAAGAGCAACTTCAATGGTTACAACTATAACTGCTACTGGAAATGCTCGCGTTTATCAACAAAGTGTTGATAATTCGATAAATAATTATTCATCTTACGATTATAAAGAAGCTCTGAATAACGTGAAATCAGAACTGTTGGACTTGGATCTAGAACCAACAGATCAAGCATTAGTTGCAAAAGCGATTGCGAAAATTACAGAAGAGATAGACACTGGCAGCCCCAATAAAGATAAAGTTAGTGCGTATATATCATTGCTTCCTACTGCAGTTGCCGCACTTGATTCTGTAATCAAATTAGCTGCAATGGTTGGTATAGGGTAGTTTTATTAGATTAACTCTTAAGATGTTTTAATAGTTTTGTCGAACGTATTACGGCACATAAACCCCGCTCAATATGAATTATTGGCGGGGTTTTTCGTTTCTTGTTGGGTGGTGAGAATGGGTTATATCGTAGTTGCACTTGTGTCGTTTTTGCTTGGGTACGCTCTATGCTTTAAGTGGCTTGGAGAAGACATTATTAAAGGCAATCTAATTAAGCTAAACAAGGATGTATATGTTGCATCCAAAGTAGATACAAAAAGTGGGTGTCCGCCATGGATCAAGTTGAAGCAAAGCGAAACAAAGAACGATATGAACAAAACATAAAGGGCGCATCAATGATTCACCAAATGGATATGCCACAACACTTGGTTGATGGGTTGGCTTATTTCATTCGTGACCAGCGCCGGAAGATTCACAACATCGAAACCAATCTGAATGGTGATTAATCATGTCATGTAAATCATGTGAAGAACGTCGGCAGAAACTGAAGGCTTTAATAAATGACTCAGCAAAATCAATTTCAAATGCAATTGCTAGACTTGGTGGGCGAGCTGGTGAAGCAGAACAGCCAAGTGTTGGCGCAGAACAATCAACTGATTCAGCATCTGACACAGCAGAGCAACCAGATCAACGAATTATTGTTAATACTCGAGGATCAGGAAGAGGCAAGCGTTCCTAGATATATGGATGAGTAAGTATGACCAAAGTAGTTTCAATAATACCACCTCATAAAGATGGTGATACTGGCCCACACAAAGTACAGGGAACCCATGTACTTCTTGATGATGGTTCTCGTCTTGAGGGAGTCCAAAAGGTCACGCTTGTAGCGGAGGTTGGTGATGTTTGGAAGGCAATCATTGAGTTACGTCCTGTCAACCAGAAACAGATCGATGCTCTCATTGAGGAAATTAAGGTAATTGAAGATGGCAAAACTACAGCGATTGCAGAGCAGACTTGATGCCATCACACCCAAGCAACCTAGACCACCAAAGAACTGGGGATCAGGTCGCGGTGGCAGACCATGGCGCAGACTTAAAGAAAAGATCCATCTACGCGATAACTGGACATGCCAGCATTGCCGCCGTGTTACCACACAGTTAGAACTGGATCATATTGTCAATGTTGCACAGGGTGGCACCGATGATGAATCAAACCTGCAATCGTTGTGCCCGCCGTGTCACAAAGATAAAACTTTAAAGGAGAGTCGACAGTGAGCGAAAAGTTAGTACAGGTGTATGACCGAAGCAAAGACCGCAACATCTTCTTTAATCCCGCAAAAGTCGAAGCATGCGTCATTGAATGGACAGGCAAGAAGGATTACAGCCAAGACATTCATACATTCCATGTTTACTTAGAGTCTGGTCACACGTTGAACGGTGAAGTGAATGATGATGGAAAGAGCAAAATTCTAAACGCAATCAACAGTGTGTAAGGGAGGGGGGAGGTCAAAAGTTAAAAATCTTTTGCTCTCGGACACCACCCCCCATCTCACGTATAAAAAAATTTCTCTTTTTAGCTAAAAGTTAACTTTTAGAGTTAAGGATTTGCGATGGCTTTAACAGCAAAAATGAAAGCTTTTGCTCAAGCTGTTGTGGATGGCTTAAGCAATAAAGATGCAGCAATATCAGCAGGATATAGTGAGAAATCTGCAATGCAGCAAGGTTCTAAACTTGCAAAAATTCCAGAAGTTATTGCCTATATTGATCAATTTAAATCAGTTAAAAAGTTAACTCCTACGACCGAAAAGTTAACTTCAAAAAAACCAAAAGTTAACTCCGTGGATAGTGGGGAAAATGACAACCCTTTGGATGAAGAGAATTACGCCAAGGATGATCCGTTACAGTTTCTTTTAGATGTGATGAATAAAAGCGATGACATGTTCATGCGAGTGAATGCTGCTAAGGCTGCATTACCTTATGTACATGGCAAGGTTGCTGACAAAGGTAAGAAAGAAACTAAAGCGGAAGAAGCTAAGAAAGCAGCCCAAAGCGGAAAGTTTGGCACCTTGAATAATCAATTACCGAGTTAAAACATGACTGCAATGCTCCCAGTATGGACAACCGCTTGCCCAGACTGGGAGGAGCGTATTGTCAAAAAGCAATCGCTCATGCCATGTGCGCCACTGTTTCCACAAGTTGCAGATGTTGCAGAGCGAATTTTTAAGGAACTCATTCTTGTAGATGTGATGGATAGCCCGAAGATGGGCGATGTCACCTTGGAGTGGGTAATTGAATTTGTAAGAGCAATTGCAGGTGCATACAACCCTGAAACTAAGCGTCGTTTGATTCGTGAGTTTTTTCTTCTGATTTCTAAGAAAAATACTAAGTCTACGATCGCTGCAGGAATCATGCTGACATTGCTTTTGTTAAATGATCGACTTTCAGCAGAGTTGATCATCCTTGCTCCAACCAAGGAAGTTGCCGACAACAGCTTTAACCCGATTAGAGACTTCATCAAAGCAGATGAAGAACTCAGTTCAATGATTAATATTTCTGAGCACACTAAAACCGTTACTCATTTAGGTACAGGTGCAACGCTCAAAGTTATTGCAGCAGAATCAAATGCAGCAGCCGGTAAGAAAGCCTCAATCATTTTGATCGATGAGGTTTGGCTTTTTGGTAAACGTGCAAATGCGGAATCTATGTTCCGTGAAGCGAAAGGCGGCTTGGCATCGCGTCCTGAAGGGTGTGTGATTTACCTTTCTACCATGTCAGATGAAGTCCCATGTGGTGTATTCAAACAGTTATTAGATTATGCGCGTGATGTAAGGGATGGAATTAAAGAGGATAAAGCCTTTTTACCTCTCATTTATGAGTTTCCTAAGCATCTGATTGAGGCTGGAGAACACCTTAAGCCTGAAAATTTTTACATCACCAACCCAAATTTAGGTGCTTCAGTAGACCTTGAATACCTGATTTCAGAGTTCAATAAGGTCAAAGATGCTGGTGAAGAGTCACTTCGAGACTTCCTTGCTAAGCATTTGAACATTGAAATCGGCATGAACTTGCGTGCAAACCGTTGGGCGGGTGCTGAGTATTGGGTTCAGCAAAAGCATGTGTTTGGACTTGAGCAATTAATTGAACAATCTGAGTTGATCACATTAGGGATTGATGGTGGTGGCTTGGATGATTTACTTGGATTCGCCGCCTTAGGACGGTTGAAAAAAGATCCACGCATTTGGTGGCTTTGGAGTCGTGCTTGGGCGAATAAAATTGCCTTGGAACGCCGTAAAGAGAATATTCCTAAATATAAAGACTTTGAGCAAGAAGGAAGTCTTGTTGTTGTCGATAAAGTGGGTGAAGACATTGACCAGTTGGCGTTAATTGCAAGGCAAATTTATGACAGTGGCAAGCTCGATAAAATTGGGCTGGATCCACAAGGTCTTGGGGGGCTCATTGATGGATTAACTGGCGCTGGGATCCCTGAAGAAATTCTTGTCGCAGTCCCGCAAGGACATAAGTTGATGGGATATATCATGACTTCTGAACGTAAATTGGCAGAGGGAAATCTCTGGCATGCAGGACAGCAGTTGATGACTTGGTGTGTAGGTAATGCCCGGGTAGTGATGATCGGTAATGGTATGCGGATTACCAAGCAGGATTCAGGTGTAGGAAAAATTGATCCCGTCATTGCAATGTTTAACGCCGTGGCATTGATGAGTTTGAACCCTGAACACTCTGATAAAGCAACGCTTTCAAGCCATTTGGAAAAACATGGGATTAGGAAACTGTAATGAGTTTAAAAACAAAACTATTGGATGCGTTTGGTTTAAGTATCAAGACGAATCCAATTTCTAGTCCCGATGATTTATCAAAAATATTTGGGGCTAATGCCGTTGTTGGTGGGCGGTCAGTAACACCTTTGACTGCTATGCAATTATCTACAGTTTTTACGTGTGTACGTATTTTATCTGAATCGATGGGTATGCTGCCTTGCAGACTTTATAAGAAGAAAGGTCGAGATAAGGAACCAGCAGAAAATCATAAATTGTATGATCTTTTATATGTTGCACCAAATGATTATATGACAGCCCAAGAGTTCTGGGAGCTGCTTATGGTGTGCTTATGTTTGCGCGGTAATTTTTATGCCTACAAAGTTTATGTTTTGGGTGAAGTAGCTGAGTTATTACCGATTGATCCTGCGAGTGTCATGCCAAAACTTAACGATGATTGGACAGTTGAATACAGCGTAAATTTTAAAGGTCAAGGCACAAAGACTTTGACACAAGACGAAATTTGGCACGTTCGATTATTCACACTTGATGGATTGCTTGGTTTGAATCCAATTACTTATGCACGCAAATGTATTGGATTGGGGATGGATACAGAGGACCATGGTGCTAATTTATTTAAAAATGGTGCTGTAACTTCTGGTGTTCTGGAAACAGATGAGCAACTTTCCGATGTTGCATTTGCTCGGCTCAAGGATGAGTTTGAGGAAAACTACACAGGTTTAGCGAATACATACAAACCCATGATTTTAGAACAAGGTTTGAAGTGGAAACCTACTGCATTAAATCTTGAAGACTCTCAGTTTTTAGAAACGCGTCAATATCAGGCGACAGAAATTTGCGGGCTGTTCCGTGTTCCACCACATTTAGCCGCAAACATGGAAAAAATGACTTTAAACAATATTGAGCATATGGGGATGAGTTTTGTGAATTACTCATTAGTTCCTTATATGACTCGAATTGAGTCACGAATTAAGGTTGGGTTACTCAATGAAAAGGATCGCAAAACGCACTATGCAAAATTTAATGCAGGTGCATTGCTTCGAGGGGATCTTAAAACTCGCTATGAATCCTATGGGAAAGGTATTCAGTGGGGCTGGTTAAGCCCAAATGATTGCCGAGAACTTGAGGATATGAACCCGCGTGAAGGTGGGGACATCTATCTAACACCAATGAATATGACAACAGATCCAGAAGGGGAAAACGATGCAAACAAAGCAACGTCTTGATATCCCGTTAAAGATTAAATCTCTAACAGATACGGGGGAATTTGAAGGCTATGGCTCGGTATTTGGTGTCGAAGATAGTTATTCAGATGTAGTGGTTAAAGGGGCTTTTCAAAAGTCCCTTTCTTCTTGGGCTGAAAAAGGTCGCCTGCCTTCATTGCTTTGGCAACACAAAATGTCCGAGCCAATCGGCATCTATACAGAAATGAAAGAAGACGATCACGGCTTATATGTGAAAGGTCGTCTGTTAATTGATGACGATCCATTGGCTAAGCGTGCTTATGCCCATGCCAAAGCGGGCAGCCTTGGTGGGTTATCAATAGGGTTCATCTTAAAAGATTGGGAATACGACTCTTCCAAAGGAGTCTATTTACTTAAAGAAATTGATTTGTGGGAAGTGTCGCTTGTGACCATGCCTGCGAATGATGAAGCAAGGATTTCAGAAGTGAAATCAATGCTTGAAAAAGGTGAAACACCATCACCAACCGTAATCGAGCGCGCCTTGCGAGAGGTAGGGTTTACGCGTTCACAAGCCAAAGGCTTTATGGCTAAAGGCTACAGTGCAATTGATTCTCAGCGAGAGGCTGAAAGTCCAAATGAAGCACTTCAATCATTGAAAGACTTAACAGCATTTTTACGAGGATAAATACTCATGGCTATTGATGAAAAAGACGTAAACGAAGTTGCAAAAGAACTCAAAGGCGCATTCGAAGAGTTTAAAAAGGCGAATGACAAAGAGCTTGATGCGATCAAATCTGAAAAGCAAAAGCTTGAAGAAAAAACCGATAAGATGAATGAAAAGCTAGGTGAACTCGATAACCTGAAAGCTGAGCTAGAAAAAGAGCTGAAAGCCGCAAAACGCCCAGGTGTTGTTGATCGAAAAGAAGCTGACGAACATAAGGCTGCATTTAGCCAGTTTATTCGTAAAGGCCGTGAAGATGGTCTTGCTGAGTTGCAAGAAAAAGCAATTCAAGTTGGTGTGAATGAAGATGGTGGTTATGCAGCACCGCCAGAGCTTGATCAAAGCCTGCTTGAAATTTTACGCAAAGACAATGTGATGCGTGAAGAGTGCGGCTCAATCATTATTAGTGCATCTGGTTATAAAAAACTGGTCAATGTTGGTGGCGCTGGTTCTGGTTGGGTTGGTGAAACAGATGAACGCCCAGAAACCAACTCACCTAAGCTTAAAGAAATTATTGCAACTATGGGAGAGGTTTATGCAAAGCCAAAATCTACCCAGCAAGCTTTGGATGATATGTTCTTTGATGTAGAACAGTGGATTGCAAGCGAGGTTGCAATTGAATTTGCTGAACAAGAGGCAGCTGCTTTCTTGACTGGCAGTGGTGTGAAAAAACCAAAAGGCATCTTGGCACATACGCTTGATGTTAAAGGTGATAAAACACGTGACTTTGGAAGCCTGCAGAAGTTTATTTCAGGATCAGCGGGCAGCTTCACATATGACAATTTAATCGATGTGATTTATGGTCTTCGCAAAGGTTATCGTAACGGTGCCAAATTCATGATGAATGGATTGACGATTGCGCGGGCACGTAAAATTAAAGACACCGAAGGTAATTATATTTGGCAACCAAGTGTGCAGCTTGATCAGCCATCTACATTGCTTGGCTATGGGATTGCTGAAAATGAAGACATGCCTGATGTTGCTGCTGATGCCAATGCGATTATGTTTGGCAACTTCAAGCGCGGCTATTCAGTTGTAGATCGCTTGGGAACAAATGTATTACGTGACCCGTATTCATCTAAACCTTATGTCGAATTCTATACAACAAAACGTGTGGGCGGGATGCTTATGGACAGCAATGCGATTAAAGTTTTGACTCTATCAGCGACTTGATTTGCAGTTACTTTGACAATAAAAAACCCTCTTTTTGAGGGTTTTTTTTTGAGGATTTTAAAATGCCACCAGTAATTGAAGTGCATCAGTTATTTAAAGTTGCTGTTGATAACGGGAATCGTGTCATTGAGATTGAGCCGGGTGTTCATGACGTTGAAGAGCGAATTGCAGATATTGCGATTAATCATTTGCAAGTAGCCATTCTTGTTGAATCATCTGCCGATGCCGATGCCGATGCCGATGCCGATGCCGATGCCGATGCCGATGCCGATGCCGATGCCGATGCCGATGCCGATGCCGAGCAGCCAGAAGTTACAAAGCCAAAACGTGGAAAAGGTGCTAAAAATGCCGCAGTTTCTAACGAAGGAACAGGTCAAGCTTAATCTTCGTATTGATCACGATGATGAAGATGATTTGATTGAAGGTTTGATTGATGCTGCATTTGAAGCCTTTGAGCAAAGTACCAATCGTAAACTTTACGTAGTTGGTGAAGTTATTCCTGAAGATGTAGGCAATGGTATGCATGTGAGTAAATCGATTATACAAGGTGCTCACATGCTTATTGGTCATTGGTATGCAAACAGAGAGTCGGTTGTACTAGGTACGATTTCAACAAATTTGCCTCAAGCAACAGATTGGCTTTGGAAGCGCCACCGATGGGTGAATTTATGAGTCTACTTGCAGGCGAACTCTGCCACCGCATCCGCATTGAAAAGGAAACTTCGCCACGTGATGACGATGGCAACATCCTAGATCCAGTATGGTCCACACATGCAACTCTTTGGGCGAAGGTCACATGGCTTTCAGTCAAAGACACATTGGTTGCTCAGGCCAATAATTCCGAAATTGTTGCGCGCTGTAAGATCCGTAAGCGATCCGATATCGATACAACCATGCGTGTTGTTTACGATGGGAAAATTTATAGCATCACGGGTGAACCTTTACCCGATGCTGAAAATGGCAAAATCTACTGCACTTTGATGCTCAGTCACGGTGTAGAGAAATAGAGTTGAAATTATCTAAATTTATGTAATTATTAGATTTTAATAATTATGAAGAATAAAGATTATGTTTGTAAAATTCACGTCTCATAATGGTACTGAAATCTATTTCAATACTGAATTAATAACTTTTATTGAGAATACGTCAACTTTGAGAACTTCAAGAGAAGTTCCTATTGATTTAGTTTTACATTTTGGTTCGGAATTAAAGACTATTTCGTTTCATACTCAGGATGAATTGAATGATTTTCTGCAAAAGTTAATTTAGAAAAAGCCGCCAAAAGGCGGCTTTTTATTAGGAATTAAAATGCCGATAGAATTTAAGATTGAGGGCATGGATGAGCTTTCTAAGAAACTCCAAACTTTGACAGATGGTAAAGCTGTTAACCGCCGTGCTCGATCCGCTGCACGTAAAGCTATGCAACTAGTGCTCTTTGCTGCCAAGGTTGGAGCTTCACGAATTGATGATCCTGATACGCGAGAAAGCATTCAAGAAAACTTAGTGATTCGTAATGGTAAAAGCCGCGATATAAATACCGTTCGCATGCGAGTAGGCGTTCTTGGTGGTGCAAAAAACTATGCCAATACTAAGGATAATATTCGTAAGGGGCGCGCTGGTAAGCAATACACCACCGACGGAAGTAGCAAGAACCCGGGCGGCGATACTTTTTACTGGCGCTTTATTGAGTTCGGTACCTCAACTTCACCGCCAGTTCCATTTTTAAGACCAGCATTAGCTCAGAACATTGAGGCAGTAACAGCTGAATTTAACAAGGCGTTTATGAAGTCGATTGAATCCGCAATCAAAAAGGGCAAGATCGAATGAAGCAATTACCTATTTATCGAATCTTGAAGGCTGATGCTCAAGTATTTGGAATGTTGGGTGAATACATTTATGAAGATGTGGCACCTGAAAAGACACCTACGCAGTATTTGGTTTGGTCTGACTTATCAGGCACCCCAAATACCTCTTTAGATAACATCATCAATGAAGATGATGTGTTGTATCAGGTGATGATCTATAGCCCGAACCAAAAGACGGCTTCAGATATTCGAACTGCTGTATGTAATGTTCTTCAAGAGCATAGCTTGATTGATCAGCGTATCGGTCACTATGAGTCAAATACAAAGCTTTTTGCTCGTGGATTTTCAGGTAGTTGGTGGCTCGATCGCTAACACTTATTTTAATTTTTACTTAGCACCTTTCGAGGTGCTTTTTTTATGCCAAAAAATTGAGGAGTAGCTACTCATGGCGCGTATTAAAGTACAAAAGTCGCAGCTGTTTTATGTTGACGGTAATGAGGTTATTACCGTGCAATGTGCAAAAAACTTAACACTTGGGAATGACACAGAAGAAGATATTGATGTGACATGCCTTGATGATGCCGAAGATAATTTTGACCCTGGTAAAAAGACACCGGGTGAAGGTTCTCTAGGTACGGATTTTGACGACGAAAACGAATCACATTTAAAAATTCTTGCGTTGTCCAAAACTGATCCACGTAAAAAAGTCATGTGGTATTTAGGTTCAAGCCATTCAGATGCTGCACCAACAGTTGCAGCTGGTGTTGTGACTTTACCGCCTGAACGTATGTGGTGGGCTTTTGAAGGTTACTTGAAAACACCTGAACGTACATTCGAAAAAGGGCAGTTTGTTGGTTACAACTATCCGCTTAAACGCACTTCTAGTGTTAACGAAACAATGCGCACAATTCCTTAAGGGTAGGTTATGACTAAGACATTAAATCTTAAAAAGTTGCGCAAAGTAACTCAAAGCTCAGCACCTATTGAACAGGTTGTTAAGTGGTCCGTTCTTGTCACTGAGCAGAACATTGATGAGCTTAAAGAGCTTGTGGGTAAGCAAGAAATTCAAATTGATGAATTTCTTGAGCTTGAAGGGCAAGTGTTCATTAAGCGTCTAACATTTGAAGCTCAACAAGAGGTGTCCAAGGCTTTTGAATGGGATGTTGTGAAAGATCCAGAGAATCCTGAATTAAAAGGTATTGATGGAAAGCAGTTGGTGGCATCTCGTTTGGTTGGTTCCATTTGTGAAGATGACAAAGGCACACCTTTCTTTAAATCGGTTCAGGATGTTTATACCTCGGATCCCAACTTTATTAATGCGATTTATGAAGCCGCAAATAAGGTTAATAACTTCACGGGAAAGTTACTGAAGAAGAGTTCGACGAAAACGAGTTCTGGTGCGAACTTGTCCTCAACGGAATCGGTGGAAGAACAATCCAAGAAGCAAAAAACACCATAAGTATTTCTGAACTGCCAATGTGGAGGGCCTACCGTAAAAAGTATGGCCCTTTATTTTTTGGAAGAAGAATTGAGCAGGGGTTTGGTAATCTTATGGCGGCATATCTAGCTTCTAAGGGGGCTGAAAATGTGAATGCGTATTCCTTTATGCCACATGAGAAGGAGCCCGAAGAAGTTGAATACAGTGTTGATGAGATGTTTGAAAAGGGGTTAAGAGAATCGACTTAGGTTGGTTTCCCTCTACTATGTAGACTTTTTATTAAATAATGAGTAATTTATCCCCTTGTTTTCAGGGGGATAATATGAAGAAATTATTAAGTATAAGTATTCTAGCTTTAGCATCAGTAGGCTGTACTTCAATTCAAGTTAACAATACAACTGGGTTTAATCCAAATTCGATACGCCAGGTCTGTGTTGTACACAATCCTAAGGTTATTATTAAAGACTTCGATGGAATTATTGAGCGAAGTTTTGCAAGGCATGGTATTAAAGCTAAAACTTATAATGATAGTGCAGATTTAAACTTTTGTCAGACTATGTTGAATTACACTGCTTTACGTTCGTGGGATATTGTACCCTATATGGTTTCAGCACAATTTAATCTCATTCAGAATGGGCGACAGGTTTCAGAATCGTCATTTAAGCTAAAAGGAAATGGAGGATTAGCACTAAATAAATGGCGTAGCACTGAAACCAAAGTAAATGAATTGGTTGATGAGCTATTAGGAAAAAAACCACAAGTAAATAAAGCAGGTTCACCTGATTTAAGTATAGAGCAACCTTTAATTTTGACACCACCACCACGTGTATAAATATGAAACAGATACATTGGGATTGGGTCGCCACTATTTGAGTGAGCATAAAGCTTAAGAAACAAGAACCTTCTTAGGGAGGTTTCTTTTGGTCCGTAGAGTTAGTATCTTGTTCTAAATTATAAATTTGGGGCGGGTGTAAGTTATGTGGGTGGTAATTAGTATAATTGTTGTTATGGCTATTATTGTGGCAGTCAAGGCTCAAGATAAGCATAAGAGTGATACAGATGCTCAGCTATTAAAAAATTTAATGGGCGACATTACATCTATGGGTAGGCAGGCAGTTGCTTATAATTTTGATATAGTTGGTGAGCAATCTTATCAAAAGAATCTATCTAAAATTGCAGGGAAAAAAGAAGAAAAATCCAAATTTATTCAGTGTCATGCAAAAGTTTCTTCTGAGCCATTTAATAAGTACGATAAAAATGCAATCAAAGTGGAAATTAATGGGTTGTTGGTTGGATACATAAGCAAGAACGAGGCTGCCCAACTAGCTGGAAGAGTTATAAATAAAACCGTACCTGCGGTGATAAATGGCGGGTGGAAAGATCAGGATAGCACTGGTAGTTATGGTGTTAGGCTTGCAATTAACAGTGTTTATGACTTGGTGTAAATCAAAATGAAAAAAATATTATTTATTTCTTTTTTTGTTATAAGTTTTAATTCCCACTCAAAAGAGGTTACTGCATCTCAAGAGTCTAACTGTTTGAATACGATGGCAATGGCTGAAGCTGCAATGACATTGAGGCAAAGTGGGATATCCCTTGCAAGTGTGCTTGAACAAAATGAAAAGATGATAACCACTGGTGATGCAACAAAAGAAGAATCTTCACTTATGAAGTTGATTTTAAGAGATGCTTACAGCAAATCAAAATACACAACAAAAGAACATCAGAAAGAATCCATTAACGAGTATGCAGCCAAATATTATCTAGCCTGTATGGAGGCTTATGAGTCTCTATAGTTTGATACGAACACGCAAAAACCGCCTCTTAGGCGGTTTTTTATTGCCTGAGGAAAAGTTATGGCAACAGCTTCGCTGGGTAGACTAACCCTTGATTTAGTCGCAAAAATTGGCAACTTCACCGAGCCTATGACTAAAGCAGAACGTCATGCAAAGAATTCAAGTAAAGGTATAGCGAGTAGTTTTGATATTGCTGCAATGGCGGCAACAGCATTGGGCGCTGCAATTGCTGGTATTTCAGTTGGTGGCTTGGTTGCTTTGGCAGATCAAACGATTCAGACAGGCAGTGAAATTAAGAAGTTCTCACAGTTATCAAATAGCTCATATCGTGAATTTCAATATTACTCAAAGGGAGCTGAGATTGCTGGCATCTCAATAGAGTCTTTCGCTGACAAAATGAAAGATATGCAGGATCGTATTGGTGATTTTCAGCAAACTGGCGGTGGCCCTTTAGCAGACTTTTTCGAAAATATTGCTCCATTGGTTGGTGTAACTATTCAGCAGTTTCAAAAACTATCAGGTCCTGAAGCTTTACAACTTTATTATGATTCTCTGCAAAAGGTTGGAGCAACCCAGAATGACATGAAGTTTTACATGGAGGCTATCATCTCCGATTCTTCACTGCTCATCCCATTGTTAGAAAATGGTGGTGAAGGCTTTAAAAAATGGGGTGATGCAGCCGAGCGTGCAAATGCAATCATGTCAGATGAAATGATTGAAAACTTAGCTTTAGCTAAAGAGAACGTTCAGCTTCTAAATTTGCAGTGGGATGGCTTGCAGGCAACTTTAATAAACAACATTGTTCCTGTAGTTCAGACCGTTGCAGACAATATGGATAATATCAAAGCTGTTTCTGTTGCGGTGGCGGCAGCAATGGCTGTAAAACTTGTTCCTACTGTAATTGCAACCAGTATTCAATTAGCACAATTGACAGCATTTTCAATTCGAGCTGGAGCTGGGCTTATTGGTTTATCGGGATCTAGTTCAGTTGCTGCTGGCTCCATGGTAGCTCTACGTGGAGCTATGGCATTTCTTGGGGGACCAGCAGGATTAGCTATGTTAGCTATTCAAGGGATTGCTGCTGGCTCTGCATTTCTTTATATGAAAAAGTCAAGTGATACGCTAGATCCATCATTAAGCACCCAAGGGAAAACAGTTGCAGAGCTACGTGTTGAATATGAGAAGTTGGATACAACTCAACAGCGTGTACTTACTCGTAAAGCTACAGATGAGCTCAATGAAGCAAATAAACTTTTCCGTGAGCAAAAGAATGAGCTTCTCGGGCTTATTGATGCTGTAACGCGAAATTCAGAAGTATCTGAAAAAGACCGTGATTCAGCTTCAAGATTATTTGAGCAATATCGTTTAGGGAAAATAAATTCGAACGAACTAGCAACCGCCGTGAATGCTCTAACAACGGTAAGTGATACCGCAAAGTCTAGTATTGATAAAAAAGCCGAGTCTGTGGGTAAAGAAAAATCAGCAGTTGATGATGCGCGGAGAGTCTTAGGTATTTATTCAGGAAAGGTTCAAGAAAATACTAGACTGAATAATGAAAATGTGAAGTCGATTTCAGCTCAAGAGCAAGCACTTCTTGGTTTCACTCAGAAACAACGAGAGGCACTTAAAAACATAAGTGCTGATATTGCTCGTGAAAACTACATTGTTGCAAACATGGCAAAGGGTTGGAGCCGCGATAAGGCAAACTATTTTGCTGATGCGCGAGAAGATTCAGGCATGAGTTTTTCTGAAACATCATCTAAGGCTTGGTTTTTGCAGGTTGAGGCTGGGCACAAGCTTCAACAACAAATTAAAGCGCGTGAAGAATCGGAAAAGAAAATTGAGGAGTCAAATCGAAAACAGGTTGAATATAATCAGAAAAACTATACTTTCACCAAGTCTGAAACAGAAATGCTTAAAAGAGTTGCTGAATTAAATGCAAAGCATAATCTTAATGCCATTGGTGCAAAGTATGGGATTCCTGAAAATATGCTTGCAGCTGTAATGGCTCAAGAGTCGAAAGGCAACATTACAGCTAAAAGCCCTACAGGAGCAATTGGCCCTTTCCAAACAACCAGTATTTACCGAAAGCAACATGGTCTATCAGTAGCTGATTCATATAATGTTTCTAAATCAGCTGAAGCTGCTGCAAAAGATTTATCAAAGTCTTACGAGATATTTGGTAATTGGGTGGATGCAGCCACAGCTTACAATGCTGGAATCAAAGGAACCCAAGATCTTTTATCAAAGGGGTTCACTGGTTCAGCAACCAAGACTAAAGAGGCTCGTGAATATGCTGGAAAGGTTGATAAGTGGCTTGTTGGCTTAGGCGGGAATACATCCAAAAACGCAACTGTTTTGAGTGGGGATAATGTCGCAGATCTCAAGGCTTGGGGTGAATACTGGGTAGACATTGAGGCGCAAAAGGAAGCTTCTCTTGAGCGTCAAAAAAATGTCCGCCAAATGTATTTCACTGAAGAAGAGCGAATGGCTGAGGATAACAAAGAAGCCCTTCTTGAAATTCAGAAAGCGTACGCTGGTGATGACTCTGCAATTAAGGAATATACCGATAAGCAGAAAGCTGCATATCAGAATGATGTTGATAACTTTCGACGGGCGCAGCAAGAGAAGTTTGATAGCTCGAAAAACGATTTATTGGCGCAATTAGCAAATGCTGAAGATGCTATTGCGCTGTATGGAATTGCTAGTAAACACGGGAAAAACTCGCTCCAATACCAAAATGCTGGTTTGACAATTTCCTCTAAACAGGCAAAAGAAGCAGAGTTTGATCGTTTTTCAAACAGCGTTACTCAAATTACTAATGAGTATGAAGCGCCTGATGAAGTTCAAAAGCAATATGAGTTGTTGGAGTTAGCAAGAGAATTACACCTAGAAAATTTAAAAGCTCTAGATGCTGATTATCATGCTAATGCCAAGCAGCTTGCTTTAGATCAATATCATCAACAGTTGAGTATGTGGCAAGGTATTTTATCTGATGGACAGAATACTTTTTCGCAATTAACTCAATCTGTTAAGGAAAATGCAGGTGAGCAATCGACTGCATATAGAATCGCTTTTGCTGGTCAGCAAGCATTTTCAATCGCCTCATCACTTGTCGCTGCTTGGACAGCATATACACAAGCATTTGCTGATCCTAGTGCAATGACACTTCCACAGAAGTTTGCGGGTGGTACTGCTGTGATGGCAGCATTAATGCCTGCAATTGCGACGATTTCCTCAGTTGCCATGCAAGGTTTTGCTGACGGTGGTTTTACTGGTTATGGTGGGAAATATGATGTTGCAGGTTTAGTTCACCGCGGTGAGGGTGTTTTAACTCAGGAAGAGATTGCTGCATTGGGTGGACCTGCTGGGTTTTATGCATTAAGGGAGGCTATCAAGAATGGTTATGCAGATGGTGGGATGGTTTTAGATCCACCAAAAGTATTCACTCAGCAAAACTCCAAAATGGAGAACTATGTCGGGCTGGTCAATAAAACCCAACAGCCGAACGTCAACCTCAATCCAAACTTCGTCATTGTTGACGAGCGTGAAAGTATGAGTGATTACCTGTTTAGTCCTGATGGTACAAAAGCATTTGTTAAATTCTTTAAACGTAATAAAGCAGCCTTAGGTGTTTAACCTGAGGCTTTTTTATGAGGAACAGAAATGAAATTAGTCTTTTTTGTACTTGGTGTCGCAGTTGGGAATTTGTTGTTTTCAAAACACAAGAAGGGAAACTTACCAAAAGGTTTTTCTGAAGGTAGTTATGTATCAAAAGCTCAACAAGGCAAGCCAATCATTTACACAATCGATAATCGCTCTGATATTGGGACATATTTCAAAAATTTAGATGATAAGGCGGCGTTACTTAAGTTCATTAAACGCAATCGGCAAAATTTAATGTAAACCCGTAAATGAGGACAAAATGAAAATACAAACCCAATATGGTGAAGTCCACGTATTAACAAATTGCCCTCTGCTTAATTCAACTGAGCGCCTAGAGTTTAAAACCGAAGTTCACGAATCATTCGACGGTAGTGAGGATCGTTATATCCAGCGGGATGCACCAAGACAGGTCCTCAGTTTCAATTACGTGAATATGCAGAAAGCGATGGGCGACATCTTCCATATGCTCTATGCCAACTTGCGTAATCTATGGGGTATTCCATTGCCCCAGTTCAGGCAATTGATTCCAGATATGGTGGACAGTGATTTTATTATCATGGACACGAAAGCACATTCAGCCGACCTCAGAGTCGGCTTTGCTTTAATTGAATCAGCTGCAGGCTTCCAGGTTGTTGAGATTACTGCAGTCGGCCGATACATCATTACTCAGGAAGAAATTCGAGATCCTGAAACAAATGATATTCTTCAAGCTTTAGAAACTGAATATCAGGACGGGTTTCGATTAGCCCAGAATGTCACTGTATCAAATGCTTCAATCCTGCCGCTGCGGATCTGCATTATTGATGGGGATGCCAGCATCAATACTGGCGGCTTTTGGTCAAGCTCATCAGTGGTTTTTCGCGTACTGGCCGAAGATTCACCTGAGCATAGCGGTGACGTACCTGCGCAGTATCAGGGCGAGGATATCTATTTCAAACCATTGCTTTTGGATGGCAGCGCTTTAGAAATGACGCTGATGCAACACCAAAACATTGTGGATGCTGATGTGGGTGGGTTTCAACAATTCACGCACTGGAAGAAACCACGCTACCTAAAACCGTTTAAAGCAGTTTCAAAGGGATGGGATCAATATAGCGAATACCGCCGATTCTTATTTCGGCGCATGGGCCGCTATCAAGCTTTTTGGATGCCTTTGTATGAGAAGCATCTCAATATCTTAAACACGGCAAATATCACCACCTCACTGAGTACCAACACCGAGTACTTGCTTGAGGCTGATCGTAAGCATATTGCGGTAAAGCGTAAAAACGGAATGTGGACCGCGCATGAAATTACGGCCAAAACGGGTGGCTCTTTAACGGTGTCACCTGCAATCAATGCACACCGTAACGACATCCAAACCATTTGCTATTTGGGCTTATATCGTTTTGATGCAGATCAAATCGAATTTCAGTTTTTAGGTGCACAGATTACGCAAGTGACCGTACCTATTGTGGAACTTTCATCATGAGAAACAGAGCAGAGTTATATCAACTCAAGCATGGTGCACGTGCTTGGTATTTTACAGATCAGCGCAAAGTAATCACACATGCAGGGGTTGAGTATCTGCCGATCCGTGGCCTACAGCGTACTGCTATTGAAGATGAAAGTATTGATAAATGCGATACCGAAGTGACTTTTCCACAGATGCATTTATTCAATGCTGAGGGTGAAGATTTGGCCGCCATCTTTGCAGGCAAGATCTTCTATGGTGGTGTGACGATTACCATCCTTGAACTTTACCAGGGCGAAACACTGGTCCTGCATAAAGGACGTGTGACGCAGCCAAAGTATGATGAAGATGCGGATACCGTGACCTTGGTGTGTGAAACGGGTGAATCCTATCTAAATCGTAATATTTTGACACGTAAGTTTCAGTACTCTTGCCCAAACTCGATCTATGACCGCTGGTGCGGGCTTAAGTTTGAAGATTGGTCATTTGAGGTTGAAGTGACTGCGATCGATGGCTTAAAGGTTTCATTCGATGTGGTGCCCACTCAGGTTTTAGATGCAGAAGGCAATCCAATGTTTGAGCAGGTCCCAGTATTGGATGAAGAGGGAAATCCAGTTTTAGATGGTCAGGGCAACCCCACTTTTGAAAATGGAGACCCGATCATGGAAACCAAGAGTTACCCGGATCAATGGCTGAATTTGGGGTTGATGCTGAAAGGGGGGGTACATACCCTAATCACGACCAGCAGCGCAAATAGCTTCACGTTATACCGCCAACATGTGGGTTTAGCGGTGGGTGATGTGTTTCCTGTTGTACCGGGTTGCGACCAATCTAAAAAAATGTGTGATGAGAAGTTTAACAATTGGGCGCGTTATGCTGGGCATCAATTCATCCCGAACAGCAATCCAATTTTTACCCAATTGATTAAATAAGCGAGGTGTCGAATGGTTATTGCACCTTGGGTGATTTACGCCATGCTGGCGCTGATGGTGGTCACAGCCGCTTACAGCTATTACGCCATGCGCAAAGCCCAAAAGAAGAACCAGCAAACAGCCAATCAATTAGACGGCACCATTGCTGATGAAGGTGTTTCTTTCTCAGATATAGCAGGTAGTCCGCATATGTATGGAAACATCACCCATATTTGGGGACACGCAACAACGGATATCAAACAGAAAGGTGGCAAGTGAAAATCTACATGTCAGATATAAGAAAAGCTGGAATGTGTGCTCGCGGATCGCGGGCATTTTTTTTATCTCAAGGTTGGGACTGGTCAACCTTTCTTGAAAACGGCATCGATATCGAAATTGTTGAAGAAATTAATGATGCCATGGCGCAGCAAGTTGTGGAGTATGTAAAAAATGGGCGGAAGCAGTAGTCAAACAATAGGTCAAAGATACTTCGCCAAACTCACCACCTTTATTGGTAATCCAATTGAAAAATTGATTGGGATTAACTTTGATAACCGTGGCTGGATTTTTAAACCTGATAATGATGAAACCTTTCTACGTGTAGAAAGTCCAAATCTATATGGGGATAAAGAAGGTGGGGTTGCTGGGTTTATTGATATTCATACGGGTACAGCAGATCAGTTGCCTAATGCCACTTATAGCGCTGACTTTCCAAAGGTGTCAGGTTACCCCTTTCAGTCTTATTTGTTGTTTCGTGGTCTTGGAAAAAAGCCCGCAACAAGTGGAGGGATAGGTCAATTTACACAGGGTTCGCCTAAGCACTACAACGGCTCCTTTTATCACGGCAATTCTGGCTATATGAAAGAAATGTTGCTTTGGCCGAAGCGTATTCATGTGAGAAATGATGGGCGGGCGCAGTGGAATAAAAGTAAAGCTGAAATTAATAGGATTGATCTAGGCGAGTCAAATAAAAAACAAATATATATTGCAGTGGATTTTTCTGAACATTTAACGGGTTTGGAATTTCAGCAATCTAAAGCAAGCACAGTAAATGTTGTTAATAAAATTAAGGAACTTATTGATAATGGTGCTGATATTGACGTATTTTTTTATTTCTTGGGGTGTAATGACGGGTCTTCTGGAAAAGCTTATTATTTCAGAAGTGTTTCTGTTGATGAGTTAAGCGAAGTATTAGATTTTATACAGGATGCTCAACGTATAAATGCACTCCAATCAGCAACAGTATTATATTATTGCAATGATTTCTTTACTGATAATGCAGATGAAAAAATAATTGTTGTTTGTGTAGCCAATGCATTTGATGGGTTTGAGTCATTAGCTAATAGGTACGCCCAACAGAACAGTGCATTACTTAATGAAGTTACATGCAAAACTGTGGAAATTGGTATTCATTCTGAGCTCTTATCAATAATTGATACGACAACAACTACACCAATCAGTATTTCTTCGAATGCGTTGGTTGATGCAATGTATTACGGAATTACAAACAAGGTTTCATGGGATATAAATTATGCGGATATCAATCCAATTCATAAAATCCGTGAAATTTTGACTGATGATACGGCAATGAATAAGCCTGAGTCAGATGTGAATGATACAAATTTCAAGAAAGCTGCAAATGTATTGTTTGAAGAGAAATTAGGGATCTCATGGTCAGTGACAGAGAAGTCATGTCTTGAAGCAATTAATGAATTGTGTGGACATATTGAGGCAGGTATCCGCACAAATCGCCAAACAGGCTTATATGAAATGGTTTTATTTCGTGATGATTGGTTTGATGAAAGTGAAATTCACGTACTTCCACACAATAAAATTAAAAGCCTTCAATTAGATGTACAGAATGCAGATGAATCAATTAATCAGTTGAACGTGAGTTATTACAACCGCGATGCAATTAAAAATTCATCATTTTCAATTGCTGAAAATGCATCAATCAAAAATCTACGAGGCCGTGTAAACGCTGAAACATCTGACTTCCCTTACTTTATGAATCAGCGTAATGCAGCAGTGGTGGCACAGTGGAAGCTGAAGCAAATGTCCACACCAGTTTGGCAGGGGACGTTTACGACGGGTTTTTATGAAGCACGAAAATGGAACCGTTACGACTTACTTAAACTGGAATGGCCAAGAAAATGGACAGGCACCATTCTAGTCAGAATCATGAAAATCAACTTGGGTACTGGAACGGATGTATCGATTGATTTTGTAGAAGTAGTTCCGTATTCATCAGATCTATCATCAAATATTGTGATTGATACACCTGTTGATACGTCACCAGAACCACCAAAACCAGCATTATTTAAGGCTTTTGAGTTGTCATATTTAGAAGCAGTACAACTGAATGGTCAGAAAGCAGTTGATGATGCTTTAGCTTATAACCCAGATGCGGGTTATGCAGCAGTGATTGCTAAACGCCCTCAAAGCAATTCATTAAATGCACTGATGTATTCTGATGTAGGCAATGGTTTTGAGCGCGCCGGAACCATTCAGTATTGCGATACAGCTGAACTTGATCAAAATATCAAACAAATGAGCAGCTCATTTGTTGTGAAAAACATTGGCAATATTGACTCGCTAAGGATCGGCAGTCAAATTAACATTAATGATGAAATAATGGTCTATCAGTCATTTGACACTGTCACAAAAATTTTAACAGTGAAGCGGGGTGCATTAGATAGCATCCCTCAAATTCATTTAACTGGGAGTGTGCTTTATTTTGCCGATGACTTTGTTGCTGTAGATCCAACTGAATATGTAACAAGTGAAATCATTGGTGTCAAAGCATTAACTACCACACCAAGTGGTATTTTAAATTTAACAGATGTTATAGCTCAGCAAGTTGAAATTCAAGCACGAGCTATTCGCCCATACCCACCCGCCAACGTCAAAATCAATGAAGCTTATTATCCAGAAACCACAATTGTTTCAAATGACATTGTTGTTGTATGGGTGGATCGAAATCGCTTACAGCAAACAGGTGGTGAGATTCTTGGTTTTTATGATTCTGGTGTAATTCGTGAAAATGGAGTGACATATTCTATTGAGCTTTCTTCAGAGGGTGTTGTATTACACTCAGCAAACAATATTGATTTAAGCACTTATACAATTGCATCTTCAGTGCTAATTCAAAATAAGGCACACAAATTAAAACTTTGGTCAGAGCGAGATGGTTACGCATCATATCAAGTCTTTGAACATTCGTTCTTTATTGAGAGCGTAAGTTTAGTTTTAACTGCAACAGCAAGTAAAAACAAAGTTGTTGGATCAACTGTGCCGGTCGCAAATATCTCTGTAAATATAGATGAATCACTTAAAGCGAATATGAAGTTTGATGGCTCTAGTGTTAGCGGTAAAGCACCAGCAGGTGCCGCAATTACAATTGATGTTGAGGAATAAACATGGCGACTTATACAGGTGTTGCGGATGGAAACGGGGACTTTATCATCCCTTTTTCATCGAATTATACCGGTGGTCAAAAAATTACAGTGACCGCTGAAAAAGATGGTGCAACAAAATCAATTGAGTTACATGCGCCAAGTGATGTGACGGGTGGTGGGGTAATTCAATTTAGTGGAACACTCATAGATTTTCCACTAAATATTGGAGTTGTTACAATAAGCGGGATTTCTGGAAAAATTGGAAATTATGCATTTCAATCAGCTGTAAATGGATTGTCGATTTGGAAAACAGCATCAGGCTTGGTTATTGGTTCTGGAGTTACGGAAATCGGCGATTTTGCATTTGAGAACTGGGCAAACATTAAGAGTTTAGGTTTACCGGCAGGTTTAATTAAAATTGGAGCTAATGCATTTTTTGGTAACGCATTACTGGAAAGTCTTGTAATTCCAAATACGGTGACACAAATTGGGGCGTTTTCATTTTATGCCTCGCAAGCCCTCACTTTAAGTATCCCCGGCTCAATATCTATAATACCTAATAGTGCATTTGCATATTGGGTGAAAGCTACTGATCTTGTACTACCTGCGGGTGTTGCTAGGGTTGGAAGTAGTGCATTTGCGAACTGGTCTAAAGGGAAATATTTAACATTACCGGAGTCGCTTGCAATAATCGAAAGTGGTGCATTCTCAGGTTGGGTTGAGTGTTTAGAAATTAGGTGCTTGCGTACTACTCCACCAACTTTAGAGTCATCTGCATTTCAATCTCTTAAATCAACATGTATTATAAAAGTTCCTTCCGCATCCTTAGCTGCATATCAAGCAGCAACTAATTGGTCTGCTCATGCAAGCAAGATGATCGGGGTTTAATGCTTAATTATGTTCAGCACCTACGGGTGCTTTTTTATTGCCAAAAATTAGGGGGAAATAAATGGAACCAGTGTCCACAAGTGGTTTTGCTGCGTTTTTAAAGTTCTACGGTGCAGCGATTATGGTCACTTTAGCGATAGCACTAGTTGCAACGGTTGTCATCATGATGCGTTTGCCACGCTCGCCACAAGAGTGGGCTGTAGGTTTGATTTGTACGGTTGTATCAAGTCTGACTGGTGGTGCTTTCATTATCGTGAAATGGGGGCTACATGAGTGGGTAACTGATATTTGGGGGATGATCGCTTTGGGTGGTTTTTTCTTCGTGTGTGGGTTACCGGGTTGGGCTGTGGTTCGGTGGACTTTTAACTTTATCAATAAACAGGAGGGGAAGACCATTATTGAAGTGGTGAAAGAGCTTAAAGAAGCCAGAGAAGATTTGAAGGAATAATGTACCAAATGATATGCCGCCTTATGGCGGTTTTTTAATACTTGAAGGAAGGTGAAATGAAACTGATTGATAACTGGAAGCAGGCTTGGAAACTCAAGTCGGTACAAGTAGGCGCATTAAGCACCTTTTTTTACGTCTTCATGTATGCAGCTTTTGAGTTTCTTTGGCAATTTGGCACATATTTCCCACAAGTATGGTCTGTGGTGCCAGAAGAAATTAAGCAGTTAATGCCGCATTCATGGGTTGCTTGGCTGGGTTTTTTAAGTAGTGTTTTAGGTGTTTTTGCACGGTTAAAAGCGCAGCCTGAATTGCATGGAGATAATGATGAATCTAGCCCAAATTAAGAAACTCCAAAAAGCAGTAGGTGTGCATGATGACGGCATCATTGGCCGTGGCACCTTGACCGCTGTATTTAAAAAATTAGGTACCAGCCAAGCGCGTGCTGAAGAACTTGGGCTTGCTGCTAATGTTCATCTGCGAACCTTTGGTATTCTGGACAACTCGCTTCGCCTTATCCACTTCCTTGCCCAACTTGCACACGAGTCTGGCAACTTCCGCTACATGGAGGAAATCGCGTCAGGTGCCGCGTATGAAGGCCGAAAAGATTTAGGTAATACACAAGCAGGGGATGGAAAGCGATTTAAAGGTCGTGGCCCAATTCAATTGACTGGGCGTGCCAATTATCGCAAGTATGGTCAGCAGCTCGGCATCGACTTTGAAAACAATCCTGAGATTGTGGCTACAGCAAGCATTGGTCTGATGGTTGCTTGCAAGTTTTGGTCTGATAACGGTCTGAATGCTTTAGCTGACAAAGATGACGTGATGGCTATTACTCGCAGAATCAATGGTGGTACTAATGGTCTAGCAGATCGTAAAGCTCATTTAGCAAAACTGCGTCTATGGGTTTAAGAATCATTTTGCTGTGCCTCCTTCTATCAGGCTGCACAGCGCATTCGATTTCGACAAAGGTGCATGTCACTGTTTGTGTTCAGTGTGTGAATTGAGAAAGCCCTCTGAGCGAGGGCTTTCTTATAAAGTTGATTTTAGGGTTAATTACGGGAGGCAATTTAAAGATCTAAAATATACTTAAATTTGATTTGAATTATTTTTTGTTAGCTTATTTAACTTCTGATAAGTAAAGCTCCCCTAGTTTTTCTTTTTTCCCGCTATAAGTATTCATGATATTGAAAGTGAGTCCACCTGAAGGCTGGCGTCCTCCCCAATCACAAGAAATAGTATGCGTCCAAGGTGCTTCTGTTACATTGATTGTTTTAAATTTGCATTCATCAACTTTATTACCATTTTTATCCTTAATTTCAACACTAAGGCTATTTGAGCCTATCTTATATAATGTTGTATAAGCAATAAGTACAGCATTTTGGCTCTGGTCATTTGCATAATATTTTGTGTGTATATTTTTTGGGTAAGTGAAGTTGTTACTAATAACAGTTTCATTTGTAACAACCATTCCACTTAGGGAGCCTGTCTCACCAGCATGAAGACTATTTATAAATAAGGTTGCTAAAAAAGCTAAAGCGATTTTTTTCATTTTTGCATGAGATTGATTGTAAAAGAGTTCGTATTTTATCACACGGATTTTTTTGTTTAATTGCCTAAATGATTAAGTTTTTAATATTTGGACATTTTTTTATTAATCTTAGCTAAACATTGATTCTATATCGAAAGTGAAAATAGCACCAAATATTCGTGACTTCATGCCGTCAGAACGGTCAATCTTTTCTATATCTTCGATAATAGTTTTGCAGGAATTTTGCATTTATTTTGCAGGGACTTTTACAAACTATAGAAAAAACATAAAGATAACGTGAATTTTCAGCCTTTTATTGATATTTGTTATGTATCGATATTAAAAAAGTCCTTAATTATAGAAGGGCTTTTTTATTAAAAATGTCTATAGCTTTCTTTGTGGTAAATAGACTTAAGTTGCTGGATTGCTATGAAACTCCCAATGGAAAGTGGTGTCATAAAAACTAGAAGCAAAATCAGCTTGGCAACAAACAAGTGCTCAAAAATATATTGTTCAAGGTTTGGGTATATGAAATATGCTGCACTAAATACAGTAGGTGAAATTTTAAATAACGCATAAGAAATAATAGCACCAAATGCTGCAATCCCTACCGCTTGAGCTTTCCCACTTAAAAAGCAATTAGCAACCCAAACAAAAAAACGAATTATAAGATCCATAGAAACTCCTTTATATTTATAGGTATATAATTATCGATTATAAAATATTCAAGTTAAAATGTATAAAATTTATCTATTCTACAAAGACATCTGAACCTTTCACAGAATGCCTAGTTGAAATGAATAATGTTTTGACAGGTTTTTTGACAGACTGACGTGTAAAACAGTCATATTCTATTAGAAATTAAAAGTGCAAACCCTTGTATTCAAAAGGTCTGAGTTTGATTGAGTTTTATTGTGTTTGATGTTTGCGGGTTCAACTCCCGCCACCTCCACCAAAATTCCCGATTAAAGATGATCACCAATGATCAGGTTTAGTCAAAAAAATGAATAAAAGCCTTGGTTTAGCAATAAATCAGGGCTTTTTTTCTGCCTGTTGTTTATCAGCGTCTGTTATTGTAAGTCATTGATAATTGCTTTCT